GTGATATTTTGCATATTATATTTCAAATTATAATCACCAGTAGCTTCATCAACAACAGGAGCTTTTTTCATTTTATTAATAACTTGTTGCATGTAATTTTCAACTTCAGCTGGTGGTATATTTCCAATATCTAATTTAAATATTCTTTTTTCTGGTGCTCTCATAATTCTATGAATTAACATAGCGTCTTCCATAAGAGTTAATTGTTTATATATTTTACGAGCACCTTCTACTTGAGATTTACCATACGGTAAATAATTAGAATCTGAAAGTAGTCTGAAATGAGCTACTTCATAATTTTCTAGTTCTTCTTTTGACGCCGACTGTTCTTGTTTGAATCTATTCTCACTTGTTGCGGCTTCAATTAGATATTTTACATATTCTGGATTTTCAGGATCTAATCCTTCCAATCTAGACACATCATATACTGAAAGTGGTACTACATTTGTAATACCATACTTTTCGTTTATTTCTAACTTTAAAAAGAAATCACCATACTTACACATATTACGAATCCATGGCCATAAATTAAATTCTATGTTAACAATATCATAAAAAAGATTATGTAATATTTCTTTTACTTGTTCATTGTCTGTATTTATTTGTAAAACTTCACCATACTCTGATTTCATTGTTGATTCATCTGCATAAATGTCCAAAGCTGAAGAAATGATAGCATCTGAATCCATCGACTCATAATCTTTAAAAAGATTTAATCTCATAGACTTAGATAATAATGCATCGGAATATCCACTAAGTCCTGCACCTGTAAATATCTTTTGGTATCTATCCACCAAGTTAGATTTATTCAATGATTGTGTACGACTTGTATCACTAACTCTTAATTTCCTACCACCAACGTTTCTAACAATAACGTTAGTTGAAAATAATCTTCTTAATCTACTAAATAAGCTTGTATCAGCCATTTTTTACCTCTTTAATTAAAGTAACCAATCTAAAGATTCTGGTTTTTTGTTTATTTCCATAGTCCAAGAATCGTTTTGGTTGTTTTTTGGTGTATATACACCTTGATTTGATGTTATACTATTCATTGCTTTCTTCTGAAGTTCTACTCCTTCAGCTCTTAATCTCAAAGCAGTCTCACGTATCCATAAACCCATAGCGTAAGACATTACTAAGTCATCATTATATCCCGACATAGCTTCTGCTCTACTACCATTATATATAAATACAAACAACTCATCAATTAATCTATTTGAACGTACCTTTACTAATTTTTCTCTAAAAAACTCTTCTAGTTTAGCAACTACTAAAGGTCTTGTTTTTTGTGTTAATGTAAATCCAGGAACAAGTTGTTTTTCTGCTCTGTTAATTTTATTATTTACCTGTCTATGTACATCAACCACTTGTAAATCTTTACTCATATAAAATAGATTATCATACTCTCTATCTATACATTGTTGTATTGTAGCCCAACCAATATTGTTGTTCTCTATAACTAGTAAGGCGTTATTGTATTCGATAGAAATATTTACCAGTAGATTACCATAATCCCTAGTAGAAACTCTACCCTTATACTCAGCTACTTGTTCTAAACTTTCAACATCCATAATGTGAAATGCAGAATAGTCTGTCGAATCACCACGAGCTACGTCAGCACATACTATATAATCTTTTGTGTAGTTTGGTGGTTGCCAAATCCAAACATTACTGTCTACTCCTCGTTTTTCAATTGGTTCTTGAACTTGTGTAGTTCTATATTCTTCTAAAATTACACCATCAACCACAGATTGACCAGAAGTAATAAAGTCACAATCACATTCTTGTGCAGCTAAAGAAGGACCTAAAAGGGTATCTTGTTCATCTCTCCAATCTTGTTCTCTATCTGGATGTACTGTCCAATGTAATTTAATAAAATTAAAATCATTTAAGCCATCTTCAGCATCCATCCAAGTTCTATGAAACCAATTACCAACACCATTGGGTGTGGAAAGAGCTATACATTGTCCACCAGTAGATAGAGTCTGTGAAGCAGCTGCCCATATATTATCAATTCTATCAATAAATGCAGCCTCATCTAATATTAGTAGAGATAGAGCTTCTGAACGACCACTATCCTCACCACTTGATACTGCTTTTACTTGTGATCCGTTTCTATACCTCAATGACAATTTATTGTCTTCAACACATTTTTGTTTTAACCAAGAGGGTAAGTTGGCGTGCATTACTCTTACTTTGGTTACTAAATTTTTAGCAACTTCTTGTTTAGTAGCAATTACTAATATGTTTTTATCTTGATGGAATGTCATCATCCATAAAGAATATCCAGCTGTAATCGTAGATATACCTAACTGTCTAGCTTTCAAAATAACATTAAAACGATGCTCTGAAAAGTCTTCTATCGTTTTTTCTTGAAAATCATAAAGGGCAAATGGTATTTTACCTTTTATTGGATGTTGAATCATACAATACTTTTTCAAAAAATAAATAGGATCAGCAGCACACTTAACGTACTCCTGTTTTATTACATCTTTTAATTGTCCTTTTGAGTTTCTTTGCATATTAATATACTACAGATACAGTTCCACTACCACTAACTGAAAATACACCAATTTCATATAGTTCTTTTGCAATAACACCTGAGGCTGGTAACTCTCCACCATCAGTTGTAGTTATTACTGAATTTCCAGCAGATTGTACTATAAATCCACTAGAGTTTGCAAGAGATCCAGTAAAAAATACAGGAACAACACTTCCATCTGTATTTCCTGTCATAGTTACTACATTACTAAATCTTGCTTTATCTTTTCTTGTTGGTACATCTCTACTAGATACATCTTTTCTAGTTCCTGTACTTATTTCTGCCATTTTATTTCTCCTATTAAATTTTTAAGTGTAATTACCTTATATATAAATATATCACTTTAAAGAATCTTCTATTTTTTGTAAATATTCTAAAGCCTCATCAGCTTGTTTTCTAACTTGTGTAACATCTACTTCCCATTTCTCTTTATCAACAGAGTGACCATCTGGATTTATCTGTTGTAGAAATTCAGGTGATTTTTGATTTCTAAATGATTTTATTTCTTCTTTTTGGTCTTTTATCCATGATAATTTATTAGCAATTATTTTTTTATGTGACCATTGGTCAAATTTACCTTCAATTCTTAGTTTATTTTCAACTTTTACTTGACAATTAAAGCAATGACCGTATAAGTACCACATTCTGTCATCTAATCTTTTTTTCATAACAACATCACATTTAGGACAAAACCAAGGAACACGTGCCTCCTTTAACGCATTAGACCGTTCATTACTTTTATCTCTTTCAAGTTTAATTTCTTTTTTTCTTTCTTTTTTCTCATTTACATCTTCCATAGCTACAAAAATACGCTTTTCAGGTGTGTTACCATCTAAAATTGATTGTAATGCATCGTTTTGTCTTTTATTTTCTCTACTATACCCCATTATAACTCCTATACGAACTTTAACATTCCTAATATTTGATTTGCTGGTGCAAAAGCACCTGTGTACTTAAATAATTTACCTTTATAGACAAATGTTATACCTTCACTTGGTACAACCGCCTTTAAACCACCGATAGCCTTTAATCTATCTAACTGAACCTTTAATGTGTTCAATACTTTCGGGTCTTTTGACTTTTTAACCTTAGATATTGCACTCTTTAAATCTTTTCTTATCTGTTGAGCTGATTTAGATGGGTTTGCTGCTATAAAGTCACTAAGGTTAGACAATATCTCTGCCCCCAATTCAAAAAACAGAACTTCCCAATCCCTAATGTGTTGTTTTTGTAGTTTTGCGTGGTCAATCTTGTCTGTAGTTAAAAACCAATCTAAAAATTTAGGATATTTTTGTAAATCTTTTCTAATTTGAGGTATTTTATACGATTTATCCATAAAAGCCCATCGTTTTGTTAATTTCATAAGAACACTATTAGATGGATTCTTATAATCTGTCTGTTTGGCACCATTATAGATGTATTCCATCCAATAAGCTTGGTGATAATCAGACAAAGTATCGGTGTCACCCAAATTGTACTGACTTTGTAATTTCTTTAACTTACCTAAGAAGTAACTTTGTCTCCTTGAAAAGTCTTTTACTTTTGGTAAGTTGGTAATAAATGGTTTTGTAATACTATATGTCTTTTGTATGTTTTGATTTATCTGTTTTATCATACCAGCTAATACTCTAGCACTTCCTCTGTCTTCTCCAACTGGTGAACCATCTGTATCATACTCAATTGTACCATGAAATTGTAATAATGATTTATCATAAGGTATTACGTTTGCTGTTTTTGGATATATTACTTCCAAAGACATAAACTTTTTACCTTCTCCAAATATTTTGTCTTTTTGTTTTTTACTTAATCCTTTTAGAGCTTTTTCTAAGTCTCTCATTGCAGATACAAACGCTGTTTCTATTTCACCTCTACCAGCAAACATATTTTTAATACCACTAACACTTAATGCGTTTGCACCGTGATTTTTTATATGTCCTTTGTTACGAGCTGCGATAAGTTTATCGTTTTTCCAACTTATCATTATATTCTGACCATCTGTTTTTTCTGTAACTGCTCCTTC